TGCGCGTGAAATAGCCATTTTATGTGCTCCTTAAACGCCGACGGCGGTGTCATAAGCGTGCATACCAAAGTTAATCTTAACGATCACTTCAGGATACAACGTGTTGCCGCCAGAAACGTAGGCGGTATCCGGCACGACGTCAACGATGCGAACGGGCAGAGTATCTGTCGTAGCAGTCGTAGCAAGAAGTGCAACTTGCGAGTTACCAGCAGTAGTGATAGCTGTGTTGTTCACGATTGTGGCATTTTCGCCAACAGCCGTATATTGAACGCCAGTCACAACTGTTGTGCCAGAAACAACAGCGACTTGGAACAGTGTGTCAGGATCATCACAGACATAAGCTGTAATAAAACCAGAAGTCACTGTGGTGCCGCCGATGAAGTTCTGCTGGAACTGAAGCTGACCTGTGCTTGGGTTAATAAACTCACAACCAAGAAACACGCCAGCGAAGCCGCCAGTGGGTTTAGCAGTTGTAGCAGCCGAACGAGCGACAGTGCCGTCGTTGACCTTAACCAAAAGATCACCAAAGCCAATGGGCGTGGCGTAGGCGCTCGCGATACGCATTTTACGCGTAGACCCCGCGAAGACTTGTCCACCGATCAAATTGATCGGCTTTAAGCCGTAAGGGTTATCAATAGTAGGGTAAGCCATTTAAGGACTCCTAATGAATTAAATTTACGAACCTTTACCAAAGCTAGTTGAGGACTTACCTTCTTTAAAGATAGGCATCCGCGCATCGCTTTGGCGCATCAAGCTATTATCTACAGCTTCCGTTTGGGCTTGTGTCTGGCGTGCGAAGTGATCCGTACGCTGCTGCACAAACTCCGTAGGAGTCTTGCAAAGCAATAACCCACCAATCTCAACGTTGTCTTTAAAACGACTGTTAGGATCAGTTAGCAGTTGAAACTTTGGCTGCTCTTCAATCTTGACTGGTTCCCAACCTTCACGAATTTTAGACGAGAGGTTACGAGGATCAGCCTTGTCGAGCATGGAGACACGAATCCAACGGTAAGCAAACCCAGCCTGTTTGTCTGGCTCGGGGAGCAATTCGGCAGGAGCCCACTGCTTGGGGCGCATATCGGTTGCTCGGGTTTCTAAATCACGCGGTGTGCGGGTAATTGTTGTCATCTTAGTTCTCCAGTTTTAATACTTCACGGGCATACTGCTCAGGGGTCAGGCCAAGCTTTTTGGCAATTTGGACTTGACTAGCCTTTAGCCGCACTCTATTTGGAGAGGTGCTGCGGGTAGCTGATGCCACGACAGTACTTGATTTTGTGCGAGGGGCGTCCCTCGTTTCTGTATCAGAATCACCGAAGTTTTCTGAAAACCGCTTGCGCATTGTTTTGTCCAATGTCGCATAATATTCATCCGATCCAACGTGCACCCCGTTACGCTTAAGCTTCTCGTGTAAACCGAGAGCCGCTGCGGTCATCTCTTCATCTTGACCAAACCAAGGATTGCGCTCTTGCCACGCCATCGCTCTGCGGTCTGGTTGAGGAGGAGAAGGGGACCGTTCTTGTTGCTGTTGTACTTCATAATTTTCTTCTTGTAAAGCAGCAGGGCGATAATTCTTAGCAGAGTGTAGTTTAAAGTTAGCATCCTGCATGGCCTGCTGTGCTTCAACAAGCTTATCGCTATCGCCTGAATCGTACGCTTCACGATATGACTTCTTAGCCATTTCGAGCTCAAGAGTCGCTGTATTCTGGACTGAGGTTACATACTCTTTTTCCCCAGAGGCATACATGGACTTAAGGCGTTTGTTCTCTTCAGTAACCTTTTTAGCAAAATTAATTGCTTCTTGCTGCTCTCTATAAGCAGATTCTTTAGCTCGGCGTTCATCATGCCAAACCTTTTTCATCTGCTTAAGACGAATTTTTACCTTGTCAGAGTATTCTTCAAGCTCATCTTGTTCGAGCTCGTCAACAACCTCTTTAGGCATAGGTTCACGGTCGCGGTCTTGCTCGGGGGTATCGTCTTCGATCTCGATCTCAAACTTATCTTCTACCCCACCGCCACCTGCTTTATCCTCATCTTGTTCGTGAGGAAACTTAAATTCTTCATACTCAGCCATGTGTTACTCCTTATTTGCGCTTGACACCGCGAGGATCATCAACTGTGCCCTCTACCGTATCATCGTTGATTAGGCGAAATTCACGCCCATGAATGACCAATCTTGACCCAGAGTTGGGGCGGACCAAGACAAAATCACCTTGCTTACACCAAGGACCTGATGGGAACTTAGCTGTGTCTTTGTAGCAATCAGGCCCCATATCGACAACAAAAAGAACCGTTGTAAGGATCTCCTCGTTACGGATGGTCTCGCCAGCTTTAATTAGACCGCTTTCGTACTCAGCTTCCATTTCCGGGATTGCGCACAGGATGTGATAACCAGAGGGTTTAGGAAGTTGCTTTGCTTTCTCTTCAGTTGTGGCATCAGAGTTGTACACGCCTACTACTTGAGGATTACTGGGGTTTGTAGCCAGTAGAATTTCACTCATCAGATTGCTCCATACGGGTTTTGAGGTCAAGGGTATAACCCCGTGCGATGGTAAGACCCCGAATCTCACCGCACAGTCGTTTGTACTCCTCGTAGGTTTCAGGCTTGCCTGTAGCTACGAAATCTTGGAGTTGTTCAATCTTTTCGTTAATTTGTTTAACGAGTAATTCGAAAGCGTCCATTATTCACCTTTTGTCGGTTGGTTACGCTGGGCTTGCATAGCTTGTATAGCTAACTGCTGTTCCTTTATGGACACATCTGCACCAATCTTAATACCCTCGGCTTGCTGCTTAGCCTCGGAGTTTTTTAAATCTTGCTCGGCTTTAACCCCGATACGGATAGCTTCTATCTGCGACTGAGCCCCTACACGTTCCGCTTCGATGCGTAACTGCTCTTGCTTGAGTTGGGCGTCAACCGAATCTTTCTGTTTCTTGCGTTCTAGCTCGCCCTGCTTAATCTGCAACTCTGCTTGCTGCATCTGCACAATCGGATCTTGTGCCTGCTGCTGTGCCTGCTGCTGTGCGGCTTCTTGCTGGTTAGTCTGAAGTAACTGCTGTGCGGCTTGGGCCAACAATGGAGATAAACGAGCCTCTACTTCAGGACTCATAGAAGTATCTTCACCGGACTCATCTTTCTGTGCAGGCAGGCTCATTCCTAATTGCTGCTCGATCTGGCGGCGGTACTCCATGCCCAAGTGTTCATTGATGTGGTTCATCATCCCAGCTTGAATTTGTGGGGCAGTGGGGTTGTTCTGAAGCAACGCGACAATTTTTGGATCTTGCATAGCCGACATATGGACTGTAATGTGCGCCTTATGGTCTTGGTACAGGAACGCTTTTACCGGCTTCATCATTAAGATGTTCTGGTTCTCAGACACGGGGTCTGTAGGCTTCTGGTCTTCGTCCATAGGAATCAGCTTCTGCACTTCTTTTATGCCCAACACGTCCAGCATCTGACGGTGAAGAAGCGGCATGTTGTACATCTGTGGCGCGCCCTGAGCCAACTGCAACACAGCTTGATACTGGACAATCTTCTGTGCCATTGTGCTGGCGTTTGGATCACTGACTGGTACCACGTCTACATTGTCGTAGTCAGACTTCTTAGCTTTGCGATCGCCTTCTACTGGCTCGTAGCTGTAATCTTCTGGCGTATAGTCAGCAATAATCTTCTTAAGTAACCCAAGCTCGCGCTTCATTGAGAAGTGAACCCGCGCCTGAACAGCAGACATCACCTTTAACGTACGCTCAAGAATAGCTAACGTGGTGCCCACCGGCGAATTAGCTGACATATCACTAATCTGAAGATCAGCCGTATTTGCGAAGCGTCGTCCGTCTTCAATGATCTGATTCATCAAGCCCAACAAGACCTGACTAGGCTCTTTATATGGGAGCGGTAAGATATTGTCGCGCATTACGCCGCTAGGAACATCTACATCTCTGAATTCACCGGGGGCGATTGGTGTGTCATCACCCTTGATACGCATGCCCCGAGTTTTAAACCCGCCGGGTAAATTACTTAGAGTACCTGCGTCAACAAGCTGCCGGATAAGAGAAGTACCAGACTTAGCAAAAGCACCAACAAGATGAATGAGGCCGAAGTAATAGAACCCGAACCCCGGGACGTACCCGTAGTGCACAAGGTGGTGTCGTTTTTGATAGGTTTCATCGTCTGGTTCCCAGTTGCGTCGGATAGACAGGATTGTGTTTGACCCTTTTTCGATCGTAACGATGTAAGGTAGCGCAATTCCTGTAACCTTACCCTCTTCTTCATGTTCATATCCTTCTAGGTCAAGGTTGACTTGCATTTCAAGAAGTTTATAACGTGCATCAGATGTGGCTCTAAACCCTAGTTTTTCCGCAATCTTCTTTTCTACTTCATCTAGCGTATTGTCCGGTTCGCCTAAATCAACGTCTAAATAAAACCCACCTACCTGTAGCTTGCGCAGTTCGTTCTCTGTCTTACGCATGACGTGGGTCACACGCTCAGCGGTCTCAATATTAGACGCGCCATATGGCACCACTATATCTTCTGCTGGTACAAAAATACTTACCTGTCGCTCTATTGACGGGTCGTAGTACACCTTCTTAAACGCATTGCCAGACAAACCCAAGCCCCAAAGCATGCGCTCATGCTCAGGGCGGTACTCGTGCATCACGTCCATCAACTGATAGTTCATATCTTCTTGGACACGAACAGCAGCCTCTTTCTTCTCAGGTGTCTCACGCCCAATGATCTGCGTCTTAACGGGCCCCGCTGCGGGGAACGTACTCATCATCGTTTCGGCTTGGAACTTAACAAGCGCTTCTGCTAAAAGCGGGTGGTACACACCACACGCGCCGGGCCAAGGCTCAGTACGCTCTTCGATCTTTAAGCCCAGCAACTCAAGCCCATCAACGTAAGTCTGCATCCAATCTTTACGTGAGGCAACGTCGTCCTCATAGTCAGATGCTAAATCACTGGCTAACCCCTGCAAGACGGTTTCGTCCATCTCTTCGGCTAGGTTCGCATTAAACTCATCTTCAGCTTCTTCAGCAGTAAACTCAAGGATAGGCTCACCATCTAACCCAATTGTTACCGAGTCGGGGTTTTCAATCTCGATCTCAAGCTCGGGTTCAGCGTTCATCTCGTCCAATGCTTCAAGCCCTTGAGGGCTCTCATACAAACTTTTTTCGATTGCCATAATATATCCTTAGTAGTACGCGGCTTTCTTGCGATATGAGTATAAGTAATCTTCTTCTGGCTCATCACTCGGAAGCCGAATAAAACCACCCTGCCTAAACCGCATCAAAGCTAGAGTAGTAGAGTCAACGAGGTCATCATTGGCCCCGCTTGGAAAATCATTACATTCTTCTATTACTTCTTTTGCCCATCGTCTATCTGGTGCCCAGACTATACCTGATGAAAACAAATCCGAGACAGCATTCACTCGGCTAATTTTATCTTGTCCTTTGCCCGGTGTGAACTCACCGACAGGCACCCCCATACGCCGTAGTTCTTGGTACAGCGCGGCTCCGTTAGACTTTTTCTCAACAATAAACGAATCTGGCTCCCATTCTTTGTATTCTTCTAGTACAAGTTTCTTTAATTCAGGGAACTCCATACGTTTTTTAATCGCATTTAATAAAATAATATTAAAGTTGTTAGTTTCTTCGTTAAAAAACACGCCCCATACTGTTAACGCGTTATAGTCGGCCCTATTATTAGTTTCTTGCGCTGCGTCTAGTGCCATAATAGTAAACTCGCAGTGCGGGGGGTCCTCTTTTTCCCAAATACTCCACCATTCCCGCTTAATAAGAGCGCCTTCTTCTGAAGTCGGCTGCTGCATATATTGGGCGTTCCAATATCTAATATCTATAGCTGCTTTTTTAGCTAATAATTCCTCGACATCCCAAAATTCAGGCCATAATGCGGTGCCGTTGTCTTTAATAGCGGGAAACTCCACAACCTCCCACTTATCAACGTCGTCATTCTTGTCCATCTGGGTAGTAATCTGCCCAGTCAGGTCGAGTTTCGACCATCTAGTATTGTGGCTTACTAGCCCATTAGCAATAAAGTTTTCAGTGCGTTCTACTTGAACATCAAATACTTCTTCCCGCCCAGCAGGTACGATGCTAACTATTTCATCTAGTATGATTTCGTAGGTATCCAGCGGCGCGGATAAGGTTTTCTTCTGTTTTTCCGTACCCAACGGCGAGGTTGCAATCGTTACATAAAAGCCCACGCACTTTTCCGGTGTCGTGGCAGTGGTCAACGCAAAGTTTGTTACCCCAATGTGCCCTAACATTGCCCTCAGGGGGCTGTAAACATACCGCGCAAACGCCATTCTGGGCTTTAAACATGTACTCATAACCTGCGGAATCAATGCCGTACCTAGATTTGAGGCGTTTATTCCTCCTGTATTCCGGGGTAGTCTGCCGTTTACCTTCTCGCCACGCTTTTTGGTTGTAGTGAGACACGCATAACCCTTTAGTAGTTGCAGGTTGGTCGCACTCAGAACAAGAGACCCCTTTCCACATGCCGTGAGAGCCAATTGGCTTAAACGCTGCCTGAGGGTTTTTTTTGTGGTATGAGTTTCTAGCTTGGCAAGGGGCGCACATTCCGTTTGGGTGGGGTTTATGCTGTGCTCTTGCGGGTCTCGTACACACCTCGTTGCTACAAGCGACATCCCCGTTTTCAAGTCTTTTAATCGTGCCCATTCTCGAACCCCATTGTTATCTACAAGAAACGGATGTCTTTCGTTTGCTTTAACAATTATACCGGAGGTTGTCTTTATTTCATATATAGAATCAAACCCATTTGACTGCCAATTAAGAATTTTTGCGGTGGTTATTTTTTTGTTTTCGTAAGTAGCAACTACATCCCCGGGACGTATATCTTTTAATAACTTTTCCCGCCCGGTTGCGGTTAACACTCTTGTATCGCCCGTCATACACATCACAACAATAATAGCACCACCGGGCATAAGACGCTGAAGAGGACC